CTTGGTTGGTTTTAGGCCGTTCTCGTAGGCAGACATCATCTGACCTTCAAAGGCACGGAACTGGCGCGACAAGTTGCGAGTCTCGGTGATTGCTGTGCGAGCAGTACCTGCGTAGCCCTTGACTGCAGAGTTCAGGAATCCAATCTGCTGAGTAGCAGGAAGGATGCGTGTGACCAGTTCGAAGAGCTTGTTTGACCAGCCTGAAGTCTGACCTTCTGCACCGATTGTGGCTTGAGCAATCTTGGAGGTCGCTGTCGCGTAGTCACCTAAGACCGGGGCAAGTTTGCCTCCCACAGTTTCATAGAGTTCATCAACTGCGATTTGTAGTTTCTTGAATCCACCCTCAGCCGAGTTTGCTGCAGCGTCAGCTGCACCCTTGAAGGTGTAGGACAGTTCGCGCGTGATTGCGTCAAAGTCTTTGGTCTTGACAGCGTTTGCATCGAGCGACACACCAAGCCGTGTGAGGGCTGTGACGTTGCCACCCTGAGCCTTAGCGAGTGCGATTGAAACTGCTTGCAAGTCTTTGCCTGTACCGGCAGAAATGTCGAGGGCAAGGTTGAGAAGAGACTGCGCTTTGGTGACATCGCCCGTAGCCCTCACAAGGGTCGATAGGGCCGGACGAAGCTCACTGTCCGACACGGCCTTTTGGAACTGCATCGACTGGATCGTGTCCTCGATGGCTTTCACCTGAGCATTGGATGCGCCTGTCGAGTTCTGCACTGCAAGAGCAAGTTGTTTCTGTTGTGCCTCGTCCTCAGCAAAAGCCTTGACAGCCTTTCCAACTTGTTGCGCCACGGCAGCTGCAGACACGCCCATACCGAGCTGTGTTTTCATTAGACCCTTGAGAGACAGGTCTGCTTTCTTTGCGCCTTTGTCGTCGTACGTGGTGACGAAAGGCAGAACAATGTTTGCCATTAGAAAGCCTTCCTACGGTTGAACTCTTGCACCACATTGTTGAGGATTATGTGTGCTTGTTCTCTGAGCATTGGCATCGCTGATTCAGCACCGGGCCACATGTAACGAGATGCGCCCTTCCTGCCTTTGCGCTCACCGTCCTTGTGGGGTTTGTCTTGGTTGTCGAGGTTCTGCACAAACGCTGAGTCGGATGGGCCTGAGCCTGCGTTATCGTAGATAGCCCCTGCAGGGTTCGCCTGATAGATGCTCATGATGGCGTACTGCTTGCGACCCATGCGTGACTTGCGTGTGCCACCACCGAACTTGACTCGGATGCCACGCAGGATTGCTTCCTTGCGCCAACGTGTACTGCCACCACGACCCTTGATGAGTTCGCCCTTGAGGATGTTCGAGTCGCCACTGTTGTTGAAAGGCGTGAGGTCAGGGTCAAGCCACTTGGCGTAATCCTTGATTGTTTTGATGGTTGGCGCAGCTGCGCGACGCATGTCTTTTTGCATCTGCTTGATTAGATCAGGCTCAACCTTTTTGATGGCTTTGATGGCTGCAGCTAGGTCTCGGTTTGGGTTGATGACTTTTGCTTGCGCCATGTCTATTTCTGCCTGTCTTGGATTGCTTGGCTAAGGGTTGAGATGAGCGTGACCGGCATCTCTCGGAGGTCTTGCCATGGAATCCCCTGAAGGATTAGTCCGGCAATAATTCCGTGGACACCGTCTCGCCAAAAGGGATGCGCTCCACCCTGTAGGAGACACCCTTGACTTCTGTTTTGTATTTCTCAATGTTGGACACGTGGCCTTCCTGCTTCATAGCGAGGTAGGAAAGTGTGACGAGGTATTCCATTGAGAGATTGTCGTCGATGGCTTTGATGATTGACACGGTGTGCAATCTTTCAAACTCAAGGAGACTTGCTACTGACAGAGCGACTTCATGTTCGCTTCCATCAACCAGCACGGTGGCGATGAAAAGCTCGAACATTAGACGGTCTCTGTGTACAGTCCACCTGAGAAGGTGATCGCGCCAACGGTGGCTAGGTCGCCCACAGCGCCCATGACTGGACGGTACTCAGACATAAGAGCCGAGGTCACAGTGAAGTCTGGGTTCGTGCCAGCTGCAGCAGCTGCAGAGGTAGGACGAACAACAACTGTGGTCGGAACGCCAACAAGACCCTTGAGAGTTGCATGCACCTTGGTGGCTGCGAAGTCTTGGTTGAAGTTGATTGTGACCGTGTTGTTCTGCAAGCCACCTGTGAACGAGTGACCGTTGGTTGATGATGCAGACATGGCTGTGATTTCAACTGAGTCAACAGCGTTTACAACTTCCACGCTCGTGACATAGGTCGTGAGGTCAACGGTGTTGACTTTCACTTGGATGTCTTTGTTTACATAAATAGCCATTACTCGGCCTCTGCTTCCTTGGTTGGTTTGGATGTTTTGTTTGCCTCGATGTGACCACCGAGAATGAGAGCCTCAACGGAGCATCCGATGAGTTCATCGTCTGTGATTGTGTCGCCGGGCTTCTTGCCTGAGACATTGTCTGCGATGACTTTGTATGTTGCCATGTGTTCCTTTATGGGTAAGCCACCCACGGCACGGTCACCGTGTAGGCAGGTAGTTCTTGATTACCGACTGTGTAAACAGTAGGCGATGCGTCTGTCGCTCCAGTTGCAAGCATCACGGTGTCCATCAGATCGAGAAGCGCAATTAGCGCGTCAAGGTTTCCGGGTGGTGGCATCATGACGTTGACAGGGAAAGACAGAACAGTTTGATTGGTTGACGATCTAGTGATTGTCGGAGGGTCAATGATTGCTGACAGAGGCCGTGCATTGCGAGAGTCGGAAACGACAACAACGCCAGCTGTGGTCAGTGCTGTTTCCAGCCTGATGCGAGCGTCATTTGTTTGACCCACTATGCAACCTGTGGACGGTTCACGCCCCACAGACGCAGGATGTCGCCCATCGCTAAGGGTGAGCCTCCAGCCTGCATGGACTCATACGACATAAACGATTCTCCACCTGCAGCTCCTCGCTGACGGTAAAGGTTTCCAGCCATCATTGTTGTTCCGAGTTTCACATCGGCACTCGGTGCAGGCGAGAAAGCGTCAGTGTATCCGGCGCTCCTTCTGCGCCTGAACGCGAGCGCGTTAGCTGCTTCCGTGCAAACAGTAACGAAGGCTGTGTCATTGGCTGTCGCTGTTGCGATGCCGAGCCACGAAAGAACGTCTGCAGATGTGATCCATGTGCAGGCCGTCGAGGTGGTAGCTACTGTCCCGGTAGCCACCGACCTCTCAAGGTCTGCGCCAGCATCAAGGAAGAGAAACTGGTTCTCTCGGATGACGCTGTAATCAAACAGTAGATCGCCTTCTTCGTCTTGACCGAGGTACTCATACGGTGTGTTTGAGATGACCGTATGCGTACCGTTGAGGTCGTGACCAGCTCCAGCAATCGTGACTGTGTCTTGAATCTGAATGTCAGTATCGACAAAGGTTTGCAAAACAACGACACCGTCTAGGCGTGTGTGAAACGCAAGATTGTATGTAGCCATTGTTTTGCAGTCCTTCTAGTTTGTTGCTTTACGCGAAAGCGAACTGAACAAACTTGCTGGAGTCAATCATGAGTGCTGCAAAGTACCCACGGAACGCAAGTGTGCGTGAAAGTGTTGACGGTGAATCAATGCTGATTGCACCCTTCTGCTGTTCGTACAGTTCAAAGCCTGATGCGTCAGCCACAATCGCTACGCCACTGGCGAAGTTGCGATCAACTACAACTTGCAAACCAAACGCGTTGCCGTTGTACTGTCCCGGTGCGAGGTTACCGAATGCGTTCATTGGCCCAACCTGTGGGAACAACGGACGCTTTGACGAATCGCTCAATCCGAGAAGATCCTGCCAACGGTCAGGTGCGACGAATAAGTGAGTTGGCAAGTTGCCGTTTGATGCACTCAAGATTGTTGATGCAGCTTTGGCAATTTCTGCAGCCCATACTTCAGGCTTGGCAATGTCAGCAAGAGCAAACGCTTCTGTCGTAGTTACACCAGCGACAAGTTGGTCGGCTGCGTAGTTGTCTGTTGCGTTGGCGTAGATACGGCCCATGTCGTCAAGAACGACTGACAAGATTGCGGGATCACTCCAGTCGATATCGGCTTCGCTGATATTCACGTATCCACCAAAAATTTGCTTGGTGACCTGGTTGTTGAACACGACAAGAGTGCCAGCTGTTGGCGACTGCTCACCGATAGAAGCACCAATGCTTGTGTGCGTGGTGACCTCTGGACGGATAAACACTTTGCCAGCCTGTGGCATTGCGCGAACACCGATTGCATCAACTACTGGACGACGACCAATGAAGTTGTTGTAAACAGGTGCAAGCACTTGTGTTGGAAGAAGTCCGGGGGTGTCGGTTGTGACAACGTCTGGTGCAGCTGCACGAAGTGCTTCTGACATTGCTCGCCACTGATCGCCACCTGCAACTGCTGCTGCGATGTACTCGACTGCTGTTGGAAGTTCGACTTGCTTGCGTGGGCTTGCAAAGACGATGTTTGTTGGAACGGCAGCCTCGACTGCTGTTGGGGTTTCTGGTGTTTCCACTTGTTCCTCCTCGGAATCTGTAGGTGTGGGGGTTTCTGGTTCAGGTTCGGCAGCTGCTACTTGAGCCACCTTCGCTGATGCAAACGCGCCGAATGGGAGCAGTGATAGCTCCATCCAACGGCCTGATTTTACGATCATGACATTCTCATCGAATGTGTAATCGACTGGTTCGACTCCGACTGAGACGGAATCGTAATACTCGCCGGGGCCAGCCATGGCAAGTACTTCATCACGGACTTGACCGGGGCCGACACGAGCAGAGAACAACATTGCCTCGCCAGTATCGACGCGCTCAACGACCATGCCAAGAGGCTTGTCGGCTGAGTGGTCAAGCATGAACTTGGGTGCAGGGCCGTCAGTTGGAAGGGAGCCGGGAAGGAACTTGACTTGCTGTCCTGAAGAAACGGTTGCAATTGTGTTCCATTCCACTGCTACACCTTCGATTGTGCGTCGGGGTG